TGTTCCTGGGTCTGATGTCGGAACCGTTGTAGTGGCTATAGTAGATGTAGTCTTCACAGGCTGAACATAAGAACCAACATTATTAGCCTTATATTTAACAGTTAATCCAGTAGACGGTGAGAAAGCGGTACTCTGCCAAAACTGTAAATTATCCACTTTGTTAAAAGTACCAGTAAAGTGAGCTCTCAACCATACTTCGTAACTGTTATTTCCCGCAGTAATCGGATAGGTCGTATAATTTGACGGAGTCGCATCATCAATATCCTTAAAGTTGAACAAGTTTCCTGATTCGCCAAGGTCTACTATTGTAGGCGTTGCACCATAGGATTGTGACCATTGAAATGTTGCTGCCATAAATTAACCTCCATTACTAAAATTATTACTAATATCTATTTATCTAATTTAGAATCTTCTAACTCTTGGACTAATTTTACTATATCTCTGGCTGTGTGGTCAAAGGTAAAATTACTATGAACCCAGTCCGAAGCCTTTAATCCCTTGTTATAAGACTCTTCTCGGTTTGTATAAATGTCCAACATTGCATCCTTGAGAGCCTGATAGTCTGGTTCGTACCAATTTCCTACATCTCCCCATTTCTTAGGAAACCTTATTGCAGGGGTTTCCTTAGCAACAGGAATAGGGTAGTTGTATTCCTTGTTACAAAACTCAGCCATCCCTGTGTGGTTGGCTATTACTGTTGGTAGACCAGTAGCCATTGCCTCCATAGGCGGTAAACCGAAACCCTCTCCCCTAGTGGGGAATAGGAACGCATCTGCTTCTTTATAATACCACCAAATTTGTTCTTGTGTACTATATTCGTCTATAATTGTTATATTCTTATATGGTAACTGAATGTGAGCTAATGTTCCAGATTGAGTCTTTAACACCAACCTCACATTTGGATTATCTTTGAACAACTCTAAGAATGCACCTATTATAGCACCAGGATTTTTCCTGATTGTCAGAGTACCAAGACTCAAAAATGTAAATGTATCTCTTTTAGGTCTAATTATCTTAGGATACTGCTGGGGGTCTATTCCCAAATGAACTACCTTAATTGGTATAGTAACTCCTTCTTTTTCTAACAATTTTTTGTTATGTTCACAAGGTACAAGCACGATATCCATCAAATTGATATTCTTCTCTGGGTCTCCAGTCTCTCCAGCCCAATCGTTAGGTATACCAGATGTTCTTGGTAGTTTACTGGTCTCAAACATAGTGAAACCAATCTTATTCTTATTAACACAAGAGGTAAAAGCATTAGGAAACCCGTAAACTATACCTGTTTCTGCTAATTCAAAGGGCTTTGCTCTTAATTCCAAACCATCACTTGTAACATTCTCTCTCTTATATTCTGTAAAAGACATCACTCTAACATCAAAATACTTATCTAATGCTAAAGCCATTTTTTCTGCTGTTCCAGAATATCCTTGACCCTGAGCTAAAGTACCATAAAAATTTAGTTTCTTTTTCTGATTATTCATAACCTCCTCCATTATACGACAAAGGAAAGGGGATTTGAACCCCCTTCCCCTTGTTTATGAAGCTACTTTCTCATCTTTTTGACCAACTTCTGCTTGGCAACGAACTTGTCTTTATCAGACTGGTCTGCCTTAAAGACATTTTGACTTGTCTTTCCTGCATCCCTTTTAGCTCTAAACCAATCCATCGGGTCTAAAGGTGTAACCCAGTCGCTTATTTTTTTCAACCCACTAAACATTCCCATAGGTGTTAACCTCCTAACTTTAATTTAATAAACTTAGGAAGCTATGCCGCTATGTCTATCTTAACAGCACCGTATTTGCCTCCAAGAGAAGCTAAAAGACCTCTCCTTGCTCTACCTACCATCTGTGTGACGATAAGTCTTGACAAATCACCATCTCCAGAGTCTGTTCTCAAGTCGTGCTTGATATATTCTCTAAAGTTTCTCTTAGGTGCTATAAAATAAGCGTACCCACTGGTAACTCCTGGGTAGAGATATTCTTTACCACCAACTACAACTGAATCTCCATCATACTCAATAATGTTAGCAGCATTCATTCTCTGCTTTACTATTGACGGTGAAGTATCAGCATACATTGAAGCTGCAATAGCATCCTCAATAGCATACCTATCAGCTGAATTGATTAAAAGAATTGAACCTCTTGGCAATACTGTAAGGGCATTTCTCAATGTAGTCGGTAAATCTGTACTGTAAGCTATTAACTGTGCAATACCAGCTGTACCTTTAACTGGGTCTCCCTCTTGTGCTGCCTTCTGAGCCTGAAGTCCACCACTAGTCGTGGTATATGTACCATTTATAATGGGTGACAGATGCAAATGATTCAATAGCTTGTTGTAAGCCTCACCAAATGCAACACCAACCTCAGACATTCGCCAAGTTTGGTTCCACTCAACCATATCTTCTGACAATTCAATACCTGCCGCATATGTATGTAGGCTCACGGATTTTTCAGTTCCTGGTCCTAATACACCAAACTTAACTTCTCCACCTTCAAACTTCTCAAGGAAAACGACCTGAACTGGTCCAAACTCTTCCTCTGTTAAAGTCTTAGGTAGGTTAGAGTCACTAATCGTGGAATAGACATCCTTGTACAAAAGAGGAATATTTTCCCTACCAGAATACAAATCATAGGTAGTTTTTTCAATGAACTCTCTTGCACCATCATCTGTACCAATCATTTCCTTAATAGTAACTTTACCAGCCTTAACTTCTTCAGACCAGTCAAGCGCTTTTTGTTCCTTGATTATTGATTCGGCTTTTGAAGCTGCTTGTTCAAATATAGGTTTTAATTCCATATTATCCTCCTATAATCAAAAACTTATTACGCTTGTGGCAAAAGGATACCCCAAACATAGTTGTTTGAGTCCTTTGCCTGAGTTACTTTCAGGAAGGCTTTATTCCCAGCAGATGTGTTAGTAATGACTCCAGCATTGGTTATGTACAAGACATCACCTTTAGCTGCTGTCACACCTTCTGGTACAGCGATTTCGTGTTCTCTTTGGGCTACCTCTATTGCTACTGTGTCTCCAGAGGAACCACTCGCCATTGTTATGCCGAAAAATCCCTCAAGGTAAACGACAGAGCCTTTTTCTACTGTGGAAAGCAATGTTACATCAACAGCTTTTCCATCGCTTCTTAATGTTTCTGCCATAAGAACCTCCTAAAAATAAATTATTACTTTATAACTGTGTAACTACGACTATCTAATTCCCTTTCTACCAAAGGGTTAATATCTAACTTTCTGGACATTTCACTCAATACCTGCTTTCCAATATCGGATTGCAGAACCGAGTCTATTATTGCAGATGCTCTAGTACGATTATAAACACTTTTGTCCATTTCTGCAAGGACTATTGTCTTAATAATACTTCTCGCTGATTTACTACTAACACGACCTTTTAACTGCTCCTCTATGAAGTTAATCGTTAACTCTTTCTCCTGCCTATCTAAAGTGTTTTTCATTTCCATTACTGTATCTACAACATTTTCTGGAGTTGTTCCTAACATTTCAGAAACAACTTGAAGCTGAGTTTGATGCTTAGCAGATGTTTCATTTCTCATTGATTCCTCAACTGACTCTCTAACTGTATTGTAAGTATCAATAACAGCCAACCAATCTTTTTTATTAGCATCATCTTCCATTTCTTTCGTAATTGCCATATAACCAAGGGTATCAACACCAGCTGCACCTGACCTAGCCCAATCTATGGACTCTAAACGAAAATCTACTACCTTTTTAATTTTAGATATCGGGTCTAACACTTCTCTAGCAAGTCCATAAATAGATACAGCTACCTGTTTTCCTATGGCTTTGGCTGCTTTTAAGTATTGCTTTAATTCTTTTGCATATGGCAACACATATCCTTTAACGAACAATCTATTTTTACCATCAATCTTCATCACCTTTGCACCAATCCAAATAGTTTTTGACTGTGGGTTTTTGTAGGCTCTTTCTTCATCTTTAATATGTCCTACATAAGCATCAGGCTTTATATTGTTTATCTGTTCAGCAATAGACTTGATTGTGGCTGTATCATACTCACGATTATTCTTAGAAACTGTTTCATTAAGAGCCTCTACCACTACAAACATAGGGTCTGGGTCTCCTTCAGTTAGAGCTTTGATATCAACACCTTTAGCTACAGGTACTTGGATTGTAAAATCATCTGCACCAGCCATCTCTGACAATGTACCTTCTATTATTAAGTTGTTTTTTTCTTCTTTGTTCATAGGTTTCCAAATCCTATTCTAACCATTTCTACTCTAATAGCCTTATCTAACTTATCACTAACCTGACCAGATGAGACTAACCTAGCGTAAGCCTCACTGGGGTTCGGAGTGGTTATTAAATAATCTCTTAACTCGTAAACATTACTGAATCTTGGTGAACTTTCTATCTTCTGAACTTTCCCCCTTAGATTCAGTCCTGTTTTCTCCATCTCCTTCTCCAGAGTTTTCTCCTCCGCTTCCTCCACTATCGTTTCCTCCATCTTTGGAGTCATTGGCTGAGTTTCCATCTGGTTCTGGACTGGTATCTCCTCTATCTCCATCTCCTGCTCCATCTGCGTCAGATTCTCCTCCTTTGGATTCATCTGGATTATTTTCTTTTTCTTTTCCATCTTGAACCTCCTTATCTGGTTCTTTAACTTTATACTCTGGTTGCTCTATCTCCATTTTACCATCAGCAACCGTTATTAGACACTTATCTTCTACCTCTGGGTACTGAATGGTCGCTACATAATCTCCACCTGCAACCACTATGCGAGTTCCATTAACTGAAAACTCTACTAAATTATGTACTGCTGTGGCTATTGTTTCGCCACTTTTAGGATTAACTATTTTCATTACCTACCTCCTTATTAAACGGAACTAAATACTTTTCTTTTCCAAGACTCCCACCCCACTTGGACACATAATACTGCTCGTACAGCGGGAATGTGTAATTTTGAGTCATTTTCAAGTGCTTATCATTCTTTATTGTAGTACTTCCGCCACCCATATGCAAAACCTTATCACCAAAATCAGACTGTACAATTTCCCAACCATTTAAGGACATCCTTCTAAGGTAATCAAAATCTGCAAAATACTGGGGAAATACAGTATCCATCTCTCCTACATCTTTTAACATTTCAACATTATAAGCCGTGACTATGTCGTGATTAGTAAGAACTTGCCCCCACTTTCCTTTCAATTCCGCTACATAGTTTATAAAATTCAAACTATCCTCAACATTTATAAACTTAGCATCACTATGCTGTGTAAACAAAACATCCATACCATTATTGATTGCTATTTTCCTAGCTAAATTAAAAGTCTGAGAAAAAGTAAGCGGATACTCTGGCGTAATTATTTCTAATCTTTCTTTCCTTGTATCTCCAAAATCAACAACATCACCTGAGTTGTTTATTATACAAATTTTAGATACCTTTTCGTGAATGCTATCAATAGCCTCATTTACAAAATCCTTTTCTATTTTGTAAAAAATAAAATACATTGCTTTCATAATTTCCTCCTTATACTGCAATTTTTTAGATTTTTCTGGAACTTCTAAGTCCATCATTTCTTTTCCTTAAAGCAACTTGATAATCCTTTAGCAAAAGTTGATACTCACCTGTGTAACCTAACAAAAATCCATCAATACCCATCTTTGGTTTCTGTTCTTCCTTAGCATCTATATCCCAACCATAATCATCACAAATCATTATTCCACCATCTTTTAATAAATCCCAAGACAGCACCATATCTGCTAAACAAGCACTAGAATCGTGCAAACCATCTACATAAATAAAATCAAAAGTTCCTTCATAATCTGGGTGCATTTTAATCAGAGCAGGAAACGACTCACTAGGATTTATTATTATTTTGTTCTTGTACGGCTCTGTGTTAGCCTCAAATGTCTCTCTGTAGTTATGTGTGTAGATTTTTTCCGATAGCCTTCTGTACCCATCAGTCTGTCTAAACGGGTCTATTACCATAATATGACTTGACTCTGCTGTTAAGATATTCTCTAGCAACCATAAGGTAGCCATTCCTTCATAACAACCTATTTCCAGAAAACTCAAGTTAGGTTTTCCTTTCAAATCTTGAAGGATTTTTTCCCAGTTCGGTATATGTTGTGTGAACCAATCTGCACTAAATATAGGCATTTTTATAACTCCTTCGGGTCAACTAATTCTGGCGTTATGTAACAAAGACATAGAGGATGCGGAGCGTGTGGTACATCTGCCTCATCTTCAAATACTTTTCCATCTAAATCCTCACATTCACACCCTATATTTGGGTGAGCATCACTCAAGTTCCATCTAAAACCAAGTATCCAAGGCTTACCAGAGTGATAGGCTATTGTTTCAAGTCTGTATGTTT